TAGGATTCTCTGATTTTTTATCATTTGTTGCGATATACTCTTTATTCAACCCGATTACGAGGGGATCGATCATTTTTTCTCCTTATACTTTTAAATTTAAATACTTATGCGATGATTTTTGCAATCGCTCAGCAACCCAGCGATCCATTCTTGATTTAATCTTTTCCCACCGTTCTGGAGAAATACCTAAAAAGCGCCTAATGACCCTAGTTTGTTTATTGACACCAAGATATTGATGGTATATTCCTATCATATCACGGCGTGGAGAACCTCTTGAAATTATCCCTATAACCGCCACATTATTGACTACTTTGTATGCGTGTATAGCATTAAGCATAACACCTGTGCGTTCTAGAGGAGGTTTCCCACCATATCCTAATCTCTTTTTATCGTTGATTGTTTTTCTGGCAAGTTTAGCCAAGGGAGAACCTGTTTCAAAATCAGTGCTTTTCCTGATGTTCTTACGGCAATCATTTGCCACCACTTCGCTTATTTGAGTAAGCGGAACGGTGGCATCCATAAAATCAGGGATCACAAAATCACATTTAATATCAACAGTAAATTCACTAGGCATTACTACTCCTTACGCAGAAGTCGAACTCGATGAACTAGAACTTGATCTAGAACTAGATGAACTCGACATTGAACTCGATGAAGAAGAACTCGATGACGATGTTCCCATAGTGATTACGATTTCGTCATTACCCGCATCGGAGTTCTTGCAGACTTCGCATGTCGCATTCAACATACGCAGACCAGAACGATCTCCTTCTTTTAATCCCGTATAACGGACAGCAGGCAAAGAGAATTCAATGCTGTTACCATTACCATCATTGATTATCACACTTACTGCCGCTAATGTCCTTGCCATAAGCTTCAGATAGAAATCATGGCTTGTTACTGCCATTAATTCAGGATCAAATGAAATGATCGGATTCCTTCCCGTGATCTTGGTAAAATCAATACCACTAGGATCAGACGGCAACGGGGAAACAACTAATTCATTCTGCAAATCAATCGTGAAATTATCAAGCACCAATGTGCTTCCTAAAATCGTGATCGCAGCCCCCATAAACATAAAAGGAACCTGCACAGGGTATGTAGGAGTAAGCATCGTTTGGTCTGAATGCTCTGAATATTTCCCCTGCATATTGAATTCGCAGAAAATAGGTTCTCCTACTTTCATAGCGATCTTGACATTACCCGCGCATCCAAGCATGGTCTTCCTAAAACCATCTTCATATTTTGCTATTGTAGCAGTAGGGAACCCGCTTGACATCATAGTATAGATATTCGATACTCCTACACTCAATGTTTCTGTAAGGCCACAACAACGCAAAAAAGGAGTGATAGGCAATGTAGTGCCTTTACCCCCGCTTGGCGGACCCATAAGTTCTGCCTTGAATGTCAATTCAGCTTTCCTAGCTCCAGGCTCTGAACCAAACCTTGACATATGTTTCACCACGGGGTTTCTCTTAAACTGTTCAGGAACAATGTCTAAAATAGGCTCATACGCCAATATTGTCGCTTCTGATCCGGTTAAGGTGACGGCTTCACCGTTTGTGGTTTCGATTTTACCTGCTAACTGGCCTATCCTTGCTATTTTACTGACTGGACTCATACATCCTCCTTTAGAATATCCTTCGTTCTATGACTGAAAATCTTATCTCAACGCTATGGCAGAGAACTAAGCCTAAGCGAACCATTGTAATCGTGCCTGCAACAGGCATAACTAATATATCACATACTCCACTCAATGTGGGGTTGTTCATAAATTTGCGGCACACAGGTTCTACATATGAATCCTGGAACACTTTGTCGCTTTCTAGCGAATCATCTAACGCATAAAATCCCCGGATAGTAAAATCATGGGTAGGAACTTCAATCCCCCCTGCGCCACCATGTTCAGTCCTAGAAAAAGAATTCCTTTCTATCTCCCATGTATTTATCTTCTTATCCCTTACAAAAAGATCCTTGTAAGTGGCAAGGTCGTTGCAGTACCTTTTATAATCATACACTGTACCTATATCAACAGTAATGACTTCCTCTATTAAGTCTTTTATTTTTGCTCTGATTATGCTTAATGACATGATTTTTAAGGCAGGAAGATAGACTACGGAGTATCTTGTGGAGAGTCGTCTATCGCCGCCTTTTCCGTTAACTTTGTGCTGGGGAGTTAGCGCTGATTACTTGGATGGGTGAGATAATCTTCACCCCAAGGATAGACAATATCGAATTCCTTCATTATCGTGCCAGCTTGTGCCGCACCGCCAGCACCTTTTCCAGAATCAGATCCCATACCCATAAAATTAGCGTATTGGGAAAACTTTTCTTTTGCTAAAGCAGCATAGGTATCTGATTTTCGCTGGTAGTCGATCACATCCGCATCGATTGAAGGATTCGTTGTCTGCGCAAATTTTGCCGCAAGCGCCCAGAAACAAAGCCCGGCAGTTAAAGTTATAACTGCCTCTGTATCGTTATCAGGTATCGTATTAGTCGTATCATTTAAAGTGTGAGGCACTATGTAAAGCAGTCTTGCTTTTTTCCCACTAGCAGGAACGAATGTTCTGAAACGTATAAAAGTAGCTACGGTTGACATACTTTCCGTCCTTAAGCAGAACTGCTTGAACTTGAACTAGAGCTAGAAGAAGAAGATGATTTTTTAAAAAATATCCATTCTTCGTCTTCAATATATTCTGGATCTTGGTAATCATCCGCTGGATATTCAATCTTTCCTGTAATACTTGAAAATCCATCTACCCAATCTTCGGGGAGAGCAAAATCATACGCAGTACCATCCCCGGTGATTTCATGGATTAATTCTAGCGGCCTATCTTTGGAATAAAGAAGTACAGCCTGCGCCAGGAGTCTATTCTGGTCATCAGGCTGTAATTCTTCTGCGGTATCTTGCAGGGCAGTTTCCAACCTAGAAAGAAAATCCTCTTTAGTCATACTCATTGCTTAACTCCTACGGAGATAAATATCCGCTTGCACTCGAACTCGAAAAACTAGAGCTTGAACTGCTTCTAGAACTGCTAGAACTAGAACTAGAACTGCTAGACGATATGCTAGAAGAACTAGAACTAGAAGAACTAGATTTCGAACTTGAGCTAGAACTTGAGCTAGAACTTGAGTATGTATTAGTAAGAGGAACTGATCTTCCCAGGATTTGAGCTTGTTTACGAAATGCCCTGATAATGACACAATCTTCTACGATTGCATCATATGCACCACAAGCAACATTTTCGCAGGTTAGCCCTGCGGTGGTACTACTTTTAAACGGACATTTATAAGCTGGGGCTGACACAGTTATCTCCTTCTATGTTAGGTACTTGAACTGCTTGAACTAGAACTTGACTTACTTGAACTGCTTGAACTAGAACTAATACTAGACGAACTAGAGCTAGAGCTTGAAATACTTGAACTGCTAGAGCTAGAACTAATACTAGACGAACTAGAACTAGAGCTGCTTATAGAACTAGAGCTAGAACTCATACTAGAAGAACTAGAGCTAGAGCTGCTAATAGAGCTAGAACTGCTAGAGCTAGATGATCCAGCACCAGTAACATTAGGAGATAACGCATACCAATAAGAACCATCGCACCAGAATTCTACAGTTTCATTGGTTCCTATACTTACATTATCATAATTAGATCCACCACCACCATACCCACCAGAAACATACACAACGCCTTGAGCTACTGAATAAACAAGTATACTCACTCCTTCTAAGGCAGCAGATGCCGCAGGCAAAGTCAGAGTAGCGTTATTGCTTAGTTTAACAAATGAATATCCGCTTTTCAGGATATCCGCTTCGGTAAGAGAATAATCGGCGGTTTTGGTAAGTGCAGTTCCTCTTCGCTGTGCTATAAAATATTTGAATCTTGTTAATTTACTCATCAATACCTCCTTAAATGTTAAGTATTTTTCAACTTAACAGCTACGCCTAAAGGCTATCGCCATTAAGAGGCTCCAACTGCTTCTGACATTGCGTACCAATATGATCCGTCGCACCACGCACGAATTGCACAATACGCCCCAGGAGTTACTGTATCATAACTTCCACCACCACCACCAAACCCTGCGGCAACTGCTACTTTACCAGATGCATTGTTGCAGAAAATAATCAGCATAACACCTGTTAAAGAAGATGCAGCTGCGGGAAGTGTGAGTGTAACTGCACCACTTACTTTAATGAAACTATACCCGTCGGTAAGGATGTTTGCTGCGGTAAGGGTTGTATTACCAGTTATTGTTTTTGTAGTTCCACGGAGTTCTGCGACAGAATATTTAAATCTCGTAACTTTGCCCATGCTACCTCCTTAATTGTTAGGTATTTTTCAACCTAATAGCTGTGCTGGGGAAGATTACTCTCCCCCAGCCATCGCCATTAATTGTGGTTAAGATACTATTGCACCAGCAAAGGCACGGAAATCAACCACCGCTCCGCCATATTCATGGCGAACTTTATAGCGAATGGTGTCATACACGAACACATTGCCCTGAGTAGGCTGATCTTGAACCAATAATTCAGGATCTTCCTGACCATTCAAGAAACCTACTTCAATACCCTCTACATCACTGAGTGCCGCTGAGAGATAATAATTATTCTCATCGCCTCTCAAGTAAGGGCTTACCTGCACATCAAACGAATCACGGATGGTATTCATCCCATTCTCTGCGTTCTCAGGATTCTTCTCGGATGTCTTTAATGCAAGAGCAGTTCCGCGAAGTCCTCTAGGAACCCAAAGCGTAGGATTCTGTATTGCGAGAACCTGGCTTACTTTCCAAACACCTACAGTAACTAAATGTTGCGCATCAGTCGTACCGTAGATGCCACGGGTAATCGTCAAAGTAGCACTTCCATCGGAAGCATCTACTCTCGCAATTTCGCCGTCCATCCAGATTAAATCACCCGCTTTGAAAAATGCAGCGGTTGTTGCCGTAAGGATTAGTGATGTCGCAGCAGCTTCGAGCTGAGTTGCAACAAGGGTTTTATACCCCAACTCACACTGATAATACATCCCATCCAACAGCGTTGATAGGTTGTCATACCCTAATGCACCAGTGCCAATATTCTTATGCGCGGCAACATACAGAACAGCTGAATCGTAAATAGTCGCGGCATTGATACCAGATGCATTGTATCCTAACATCAGATCGAATACAAACTGGTTCAATGTGTACGCAGCTGCCTTGCCGATTTTCTGAGGAATTCCACCAAGGATCTTCAGATCATCGTCGATGATCATCCTGCGGGTTAAAGTCACCATGCCACCTTTTGTCATGACAGCATAGGTCGCTTCCTCGTCAGTCGGGAATCCAAGTTCCGGGTAAGTAGGAGTCGCGGAATCAATTGGAGTTCCAGCAACAGTCCTGCCTGCCTGAACGGTAGGCAACACACCGAATCCACCCCAGCGGATCCTCTCTTGGAGTTTGAAGTCCTTGATAGGAACGCTACGGGCAATTTTCTGCCAAAGCGGATCGATCTTCTTATACTCAGGTAACATCCTTCTCTGCATCGAATATCCTAATGCATACGAGAACGATGTTTCTGTCGCTTCATGCAACCTTGCGATTGCCTTCGGTCCGATATGCCCAGTGATCATCGGGTCATCGGTATAGGCAACATAGGCTTCACGCAACGAGGTAAAACCTTCGATATCCTTATAATTCTCTTTTTCTGCATCCGTCGGCTTATGGCCTAACATCAGATCCATAGATGCCTGCAAACGGGTCACTGGTTCTCTCTCGACGAAAGCACCTTCAGCCCCGCCGCCAAGATCAATCACGGATCCACTCTCGACTAATTTCGCAAGCGTATCCTGTTCGACCTTGATGGATTCTTTTAACTCGGCCTCTTGGAATATTTTGTTATTGAATGAATTGCGGATCTTGTTTTTGATAGGAACGGGAAGATTTGATTCGCCTAATGCAAGCTCTAAAAGTTCCTTGCATTCACGTTTCTTCATCTTGGTGTCCATATCAACCATGCGGGCTTCGAGATCCTTGTTCTTTTTCTCAAGATCTTCCTGTGCTAATTTCGCTTCGGCGGCTTTCTTTAATTCCTCAGCTTCTTGTTTCTTGACCATCTCAGCTTTTTTCTTTTTCTCTTCAGGTGACATACCATCACCACAGCCTTCTTTCTCTTTTGTTTCTTTAACTTCTTTAGCTTCTTTAATTAAAGAACCTAAAAGAGTTTCCGCTTCAGCGTATTTCTTTTCTTTTACATTTGCCAGGATCGATTCGATCACTGATGTCTTGTCAGACTTTTTCTCTTTCGCATCGTTTAATACTGATTCAAAGATTTTAATTACTTCCTCTTCGGTGATGTTTGCGACATCGACGCTTTCCAATAATTTCGGGTTCCAAGCCTTTAAGGCTTCCAAAATTTTGTTAAACATTTGTTCACTTCCTCCTTGTTTGTTTAAACTTTCAATAAGCTGTAACAAGCCTCCGCCTGCGGCAGGCTGTGTTACAAAATCCGTGCTAAATACTTTAGTAATCCCATTGACTACGGTTATAGGCTGTCCGTTCAGCATACGAACACTAGATGGTCCCTCTGCATTTATTGATAAACCAAGAAGGTTCTTCAACCCTTTTTTCCATCCCTCGACGAGTAACTTCTTTAATTCAGCAACACGATCGTTTTCGAGAAGATGCAATTGCCCGGTAAGACCGGTAACTTCTCTGCCTTCTACCTTGACAGTTTCGTATTTTACATCATCAAGATATCCAGCAGTCTGCAAAGGGAACCCTTCTGGCCGTATTTTCTCTACCGATAAAGGAATGTGATCGAAATGTTTTCCTTTCCATTCATAAAAACATACTTTCGATTTTTCGAACAGTGGGATTGAATTGGTGAGAGCTTCTTTAGAATAATACTTTCCATTCTTAGAAAGCCCTTCTTCTATGATGATAACTTTCCAGGTATCACCTGATTCAGAACTTTCCAAAAATGGAACAATACCAAATTGTAGGAAGGGATTCATTAAATAATCGCTCCAGCGAATTCTTTTGCGATACGATTAATAAAGATCTGTCTGGTTTCTTTATTGCTCGGTTCGCTCGCCGGCTCGAATAATATTGTCCTTATGTCATGCTTTTTTAACCACGATTTTGATTCTTGTGCGGTATATTGATTTTTATCAAACCTATAGGATTGGATTTTCATAGAAGAACTATTATCGTCTTTAGGTTTTTGCAATATAATGCTTATACTAGGTGCAATCTGCTTAGTTGCAAAAATTCCATCCGCAAGAGAATTTGCGATTCTTGCTGAATGATAATTAGGATATGGCATCGTAGTATGTTTGTGTATAAATCTGTTAATAACTTCTTAACTCCCTATCTGATAAAAACATACACTATAAAATCCAAAAAGTCAAGAAATATTATTTTTTGCTCAAAATGGATTTCTTAACAATTGGTTCTTTTTTAACTGTTTTCTCAGGAGTTACTTGAACTATAGGAGCTACTGGTGCTACTTTTGGTTCAGGTGCAGGAGGATAATTTGTTTCATTATCATCTGGTTCTTCCTGGTCCTGACTTTCAATATCGTTCCCTAATTGTGAAAGAACTGTATTAAATATCCTCTTTGCCTGTGGATCGGTAAGCCATTTAGCACCTACCGCTTTCTGCAAACCATCTACGAAATTAGATATTGAATCAGTCAATCCCTTATTATCCCTAGATATTATAGGAGATGGAATGATTTTGAATGTTCTATCTACATTTTCTTTCAATCTTTTATGCAATATAGCCTGATCAATGACAAAATTAACCATATATTGTAATTGGTTTTTAACCGCCTTTTGCCTTGATTTCAGCTTTTTAAGGGTAGGAATACCCATTTCAAGTGCTGTAGCCCTTGTAGTAGTAGATCCCTCACCAAACCAATGCTCTGGGAACCCTGCCCCACCAAGTATCTGATTCTTGAATAATCTAGCTTCCTGGGATGCATCCGCGGCCTCTAGGCTTGGAGTTTCTGATTTCCAATGCACTTTTTCGTTATGGGCGCGTATAGAACCAGATTTAGGCATCGAAAGATCCTTAACAAATGCAGTAAGTTCCTCTTTAGTCATACCATCACATGTTACATCCCATATGAAAGTATTAAGTAAAAAAGCTCTCTCAAGCCTTGCAAAGAGGAACTGATCATGCCCATCAAGCCAATCTGCAAGGGATAAAAGGTCACTTCTACCTCTAGTAGCACTACTTACTTTGTTTACCGTAAAAAAGAAGCAATCTCCTGTAAGTTTCGCATAAGAACCAGACTTAGCATCTCTTTCAACATTAATTATATCCAGCTCTCTTTCATTATCACTATTTCTAGGTTTCCAATAAAGTTTTCTGTTTATTTTAGGATTTATCCTGTCTTTAGTGACTTTCAAGATAGTTGAAGGATCCACATAGCCTAATTTAACTGCACCATTTGCAGAATTAACCCATACGGGTAGACACAATTCTCCAAAGATACTCAGTTCAAGGGTATTGATATCTATTTCAGTATCTAAGTTATTATCAGGGTCATTCCAGAAGTCTTGTATTACCTCTAGAACATCTTTGTCATCCGCAGTATAAGTGAACCCATCACCTACCACAAAATCCCTTGTAATCTCTATGATCCTTTTGGCAAGAGGATTAGAATCAAAAAGGTAATAAGCAATATCCTGCATCCTTTTCTGAGTCAATACAAACAGATCTCTATTGGACAATTGGTTCAAAGATCTCCAAAGGTTGTCCTCTGAAGTTCCTCCTACCATAGGATACGCTTCTGCGATCCTATTAGCTATCTCAACACTTCTTTTCTCCCTTTCCTGAAATGATACTACCTTGTCGCCTACTAGTTCCTTTGAAAATGACTCTTTTAATTTTTTCATGAGAATAATCCTTTCCTTTCTATGCGCCGATTACCAATGACCGAGAATGTCGATGCCGGTCTTGAAATAGGCGATTCTACTGTTCGAATGACATTTCCATCGTCATCTTTGATTTCATCCCCAGGATCTAATCCTACAACCACCCCTGCGGCCTTAACTCTTGGGAAAAGCCAGTTTATCCCGTATTCTGCTGCGTTCACCGCGTGGGTAGCCCAATTGTCTATGTGATCAGCTAATGATTTATCTAAAGTGACTCCGTTCATACATTTAGCAAATTCAAGGCATGTAGGTTCATTGGATATGTTGAACTGTGGTCTTCCATTGATGTATTTTTTAAGACAAGCCTTTACGCATTTCATCTTGTCGTCATTCGTCAGTTCTTTTGTTTGTATATTAATCGCACCATTTGATACCATTTTGTATTCATCTATAACGCTTGTTTTGGTAAGCCTACTGCGCTTATTTCCAGATTTATCACCAATAAAGTCTATTTCTTTTATCTCTCCCTGGTAATGTATTGCATCTAGGCATTTTACGAATTCATGGTACAGTTCATTCGTAAGCATATTCTTGAATAACTTGTAGTATATAAAGAATAATCTATCTTCAAAATCCTTTTGGGCAAAAAGGAACACTTCACCATCAAGCCCAAAATCCATAAAGCAATACAGTTTGGACTTAGGATTGAGATATACTTTATGACCTAGAAGATGGAATCGATCGTCATATTCAGGATATGACCTATTCGTGAGAGCTTTATCATATTCAATATTCAATTCCTGTGCGATCTCTTCCTGGGTCATAGATGCGGTTTTACGCTTAAACCACTCATCATCTTTTTCAGGATGCTCTTTCCAGTGGAACTGCATCTTGACATACGATGAATTTTTCATTTCCTTTATCTCAGCGAATTTGTTATTAAAACTCGCTTTCGGAGGAGTTGAGTTCAATAAGAGTGTGTTTGTAGCGTTCCGCAGACCTTTATACATTTCGTCAAGGCACTCAATGAACGCCGCTTCATCCACAAAGATCATACGATACTGCGTATCACGACCTGCATTAGGGTTAGCCGATTCACCTTTGATGACTGAATTCATTGAAGGAACAGAAAATGTAAGATAAGGATTATGTATGCGCGGTTTCAAAAACGGAGGCAACCTCTGCCACATAAATAAAAGCCTTCCATGCAAGGCATGATAGCTGTTGCCCGTATCTTGAACTTCTGTTTCTTTCCTTGATACATTCAACGCGGTAAACCCTTTGGTATAGCAAACCTGATGCAACTCCCACCCCATAATAGTCCAAGAAATACCCATATCCCTTGATTTCTCTATGAATAGATCCTGGTACTTATCAAGTTGCTTTAATAACTTGATCTGATGTAGCCAAAGAGTAAAAGGAATTATCGATGGGGTCTTCCTGGTATCAATAGCCCACACATAATTCTTGAACCAATATTCCTTATCCTCAACCGCACGGCGGTATTCCTGCATCTGCCACCGTTGCGCATCTTGGGGTGTTCTATTGGCTATTTCCGCTTTCCAGTCTATTCGTTCCGCCTTCTGAAGGATCTCCACCGGCTAGCTCCTCTGCTGTTAAGAATTTCTTTTCTGTTTCTTTTTGGGTTACTCCACCAGACAAAAATACCTCAAGCCTCATGAGTTTATCCAAATGGTTCAGGGTAGGTTTGCTCATAAGGTTTCCTTCGTCTATCTGCTGGCTAAATAGATCGATTGCTTTTCTTACCGTATCAAGCATCTTGATGCGCCGTTCTTCTAGCAACACATTGAATTTCTCTGAAACTCTTTCCTGGAATATGGTAAGCCTTTGCCGTAAAGGTGCTATACCTCTGCGCGTATCCCCACGCTCGAAATACCTTTTTGCCGTTTCAAAGCACATATCAGATGATTTTGCGGCCTCGACTAAAGGTTTCCCTTCCGCAAGGTACATGAATAAGGCATCAATCTTTTCTTGTGGCAAAGAATGCCTAAATCCATAACCTCTTTTTGTAGAATGAGGTTTCCTAAGATTTGCTAGTGAATTTGGGTGTATCATTAATGAGCCTCCTTTTTACGAACTAAGAATTCAATTACACCTGTCCTTTTGTCTGCACCCGTACTAAATGTAGTAGTAAAAAACAACGCAAAAGATCCTACTATCAAAGGAGTGTATTTATATTGTAGTTGCGTGGTGGCTATTCCCGCAGTTGTTTCTGCAAGTACCGGAGCCGTAGTACCTACTTTATAAATAGAAACTTTACCGCTTCCTGCATCAGGTGTCTGTGCGACTCCATTAATCTTAAACGATCCTCTGAATGTCACATCATCCCCTACATAAAACTCATTTATTTTATTTGGCATAGTACCTCCTAATGTTGATGGAACTTATATTTTTTTGTGTCATCTATAAAAACATATTCACCAGTATCATCGTTAAATGTAAGATCTAAAACTTCACTTTTAAATTGTAGATTATTAGTTTCGTCACAAAAACTATAATAATATGTTTCATCTATAAAATCAACTTTTAATGGCAACGATGAAGCTGAACTGCTACTAGAACTAAATGAACTAGAACTAGATGAGCTGCTAGAAAAACTAGAACTACTTAAAGAATATGAACTAGATGAACTGCTAGAACTAATTGAACTGCTAGAACTAGAAGAACTGCTAGAAATACTAGAGCTAGATGAACTACTAGATGAACTAGAACTAAATGAACTACTTGAACTAGAAGAACTACTTGAAAAACTTGAACTAGATGAACTGCTAGAAATACTAGAAGAACTAGAACTACTTAAAGAAATAATAGAACTAGAACTGCTAGAAGAATATGAACTTGAAGAGCTATTAGAACTTGACGAACTACTAGATATACTTGAACTACTAGATGAGCTAGAACTAAATGAACTACTAGAAGAACTAGAACTGATCGAACTACTTGAACTACTAGAACTGATTGAACTACTAGAACTTGACGAACTACTAGATATACTTGAACTACTAGATGAGCTAGAACTGATCGAACTACTAGAACTAGAGGAACTACTTGAAATACTAAAACTAGATGAACTGCTTGAAATACTAGAGCTAGATGAACTGCTTGAGATACTAGAGCTAGATGAACTGCTTGAAATACTAGAGCTAGATGAGCTACTAGAGATGCTAGAACTAGACGAACTACTAGAAATACTAGAGCTAGAAGAACTGCTAGAGATGCTAGAGCTAGATGAACTGCTAGAGATGCTAGAGCTAGAGGAACTGCTTGAAATACTAGAACTCGATGAACTTGATGAACTAATGGATTCATTAGAACTTGAAGAACTGCTTGAAATACTAGAACTCGATGAACTACTTGATAAACTAGAACTACTAGAAGAACTAGAAGAAGTACTAAAAATACTAGAACTAGACGAACTGCTAGAGATACTAGAACTAGACGAACTGCTAGAGATGCTAGAACTAGATGAGCTACTAGAGATGCTAGAGCTAGACGAACTACTAGAGATGCTAGAGCTAGATGAGCTGCTAGAGATGCTAGAGCTAGATGAGCTACTAGAGATGCTAGAACTAGATGAGCTACTAGAGATGCTAGAGCTAGACGAACTGCTAGAGATGCTAGAGCTAGAGGAACTGCTAGAGATGCTAGAGCTAGAGGAACTGCTAGAGATGCTAGAGCTAGAGGAACTGCTAGAGATGCTAGAGCTAGAGGAACTGCTAGAAATACTTGAACTAGATGAGCTACTAGAGATGCTAGAACTTGAAGAGCTACTAGAGATGCTAGAACTAGAAGAACTACTAGAAATGCTAGAGCTACTAGAAGAACTAGAACTGATCGAACTATTAGAACTTGACGAACTGCTAGAAATACTAGAGCTAGATGAACTGTTAGAAATACTAGAGCTAGATGAACTGCTAGAAATACTTGAACTAGATGAACTGCTAGAAATACTAGAGCTAGATGAACTACTTGAAATACTAGAACTAGAAGAACTACTTGAAGAACTAGAACTGATCGAACTACTAGAACTAGAAGAACTGCTAGACCTACTAGAACTCGATGAACTACTAGAAATACTAGAACTAGACGAACTGCTAGAAATACTAGAGCTAGATGAACTGCTAGAAATACTAGAGCTAGATGAACTGCTAGAAATACTAGAGCTAGATGAACTGCTTGAAATACTAGAGCTAGATGAACTGCTAGAATAACTTAAACTACTAGAAGAACTAGAACTTATCGAACTACTAGAACTTGACGAACTGCTAGAGATACTAGAACTAGATGAACTACTAGAATAACTAGAACTGCTAGAAGAACTAGAACTTATCGAACTACTAGAACTTGACGAACTGCTAGAAATACTAGAGCTAGATGAACTGCTTGAAATACTAGAGCTAGATGAACTGCTTGAAATACTAGAGCTAGATGAACTGCTTGAAATACTAGAGCTAGATGAACTGCTTGAATAACTTGAACTACTAGAAGAACTAGAACTTATCGAACTACTAGAACTTGACGAACTACTAGAGATACTAGAACTAGATGAACTACTAGAATAACTAGAACTGCTAGAAGAACTAGAACTTATCGAACTACTAGAACTTGACGAACTGCTAGAAATACTCGAACTCGAAGAACTACTTGAAAGACTAGATGAACTTGAACTACTAGAGATGCTAGAGCTAGAGGAACTTGAACTACTAGAGATGCTAGAGCTAGAGGAACTGCTAGATCTGCTAGAACTAGAACTTGAGGAACTGCTAGAAATACTAGAGCTACTAGAAGAACTAGAACTAAATGAACTACTAGAGCTAGAACTACTAGAAGAACTAAAATCTACTTGCCAAAGGTCTGTATATAGAATAAAAGCAACTGATTCAGATGAGCTACTAGATGAACTGCTAGAAATACTAGAGCTAGATGAACTGCTAGAAATGCTAGAGCTAGAAGAACTGCTTGAAATACTAGAGCTAGATGAACTGCTAGAAATACTAGAGCTTGACGAACTGCTTGAAATACTAGAGCTAGAAGAACTGCTAGAAATACTAGAGCTAGATGAACTGCTAGAAATACTAGAGCTTGATGAACTGCTAGAAATACTAGAGCTAGACGAACTGCTTGAAATACTAGAGCTAGAAGAACTGCTTGAAATGCTAGAGCTAGATGAACTGCTTGAAATACTAGAGCTAGATGAACTGCTAGAAATACTAGAGCTAGACGAACTGCTTGATCTACTAGAACTAGAAGAACTGCTTGAAATGCTAGAGCTAGATGAACTGCTTGAAATACTAGAGCTAGACGAACTGCTTGATCTACTAGAACTAGACGAACTGCTTGATCTACTAGAACTAGAACTTGAGGAACTGCTAGAGATGCTAGAGCTAGATGAAGAACTAGACCTAGAAGAACTACTAGAGCTTGACGATGAACTTGTCCAAAAAGTTATAGTATCTGTGCCAAAATTAACCCAAGGATTATCAGTTCCAGTATCAGCGTCAGCAGCATCCAAGTCATTCGCAGCATTGTCCCCTACTATTATTAATCCATCGTGATCACTTCCGTTGCCTGGATTTCCCCCTAACCCTATTTCTATTACTATTCTATCACCATTTGAACACGCTAATGAACTTGATGTCGCACTATCATACCTACTAGCTTCACTACCTGTTGTAGGAGCCTCAGTATTATCAGGATTGAATGCTACTAATGTACCTCTATATGTAACTCCATCAGATTGAACTACCCTAATAACCCAAGTAAGCACTAAATTACAATCAGTAGCCCTTTCACTGCATTTTATGGATAACCCTACTGTTTGTGCTTGGATAGTCTGGGCGGCTATTGGTGCAGAAATCCATTGACCAAAATAAAAATCTTTATCTAAATCATCCGCATCAGCATGAGTAACATTTGTCATTGCTGATGATATTTTAGTAGTTACTGCATTTAATCTTCCTATAGCTCCACTAGCGGCAGCATCCCAGCTTGTACTGTACGCCGGAGTTATATCTGCCGCACCTGAAGATGGAAGATAGAATTTAGTTGCCATATTAATTTAATTCCTGATACACTCTGCAAGAAATCCAATTGTTAGCATCAAAGTAATCGCCCAAATCAGCAGAAACTATCGCGGTAAGAGTAAAATCAGTATTAACAGGAGAAGAATTGTCTGAGTCTATTGTTTCCCACAATCCTGAGATCCTATTAAAAATCTGTAAGTATACAGTTTTAATAGCTGGATCAAGGCTAGTTTTACCTTTCCAGGTAATGGTAGCTTGTTGCTGAGCTGTGTTTTTGTCTTTGAATAAGAAGACTAAAAATGGTTGCGTAGACGCTGGGGCTATATATCCTAAATAACTTGTTGAAAAACAATATTCGCTAGACCCAGCACTAGCAGCTACAGAAGTATCCAGTAAATCACCATCAACTATACTAATATCTGTTGCGTAATTACCGTTTGTGTTTGTATTACTTATTGTAACAGCTAATGCCTGGTCTCCCGCATTTTTACGCAGTGTTAATGTATAAGATTTTCCACTTCCAGGAAAGCCTTCGAACTGAACATACAAGTTCTTAAGAGTATACGATAAACAACTTACAGCTTGTCTTATAGCTTCAGTAGGAGCAAATTGAACTTGCCCACCACTTAAAGAATAGTACATAGTTGAACCAGGAGTGACATCTCCATTTGCCCCTTCTGATGTCTTTGGTATTACGAATTCACCTAAAGTATCTGGCAAAAATACACAGGAGAATTTAACTCCCATGCCATTTCCGCCAGAATCACCTACCCTTACTGATAAATAATCTCCTGCAACAACAGAAAAGTTATTTGATAAATCGTTTCCAGTAGTAGAAGGGTTAGCTATAGTAACTACTAAAGATTGGTCAGTAGTATTTTTCCTAGTAATAAATGAAACGTTTCCTAACGCAGGTGCACTGTTTAAACTAGCATATAATTTTTTTACTGTCCCCGATGTCGGGAAGACAATGTCACTCCATAAGGCTGCAGCATGAATTCCATTAAATGTACATAATGAAAGGTATCTTCCATTAGTAATAGAAGTAGTTGCACCCATAAAAATGTTTTCACCCGCTGCCGTAGGTACAAACTTCATTGCAAATGTCATTTTTACTGCGGTAGGTGTATTTGATGGAGTTACTCCTATTGAAATAAGGTCTCCTGCATTTACAGAAATTGGATGTGAAGTATCTGCACCAGAAGTACTGGAATCACTTAAAGTAACATTAAGCGATTGTTCTACCCCATTTTTGTATAAAGATGTCGAATAACTTTTACTTGCTCCTGGAGAATCCCTCAAAAGAACTTTTAAATTATCAAATACACCAGAAGTAGGCACAATACAAGATATATCGCTTTCTGTAGCAGAAGGCTGATTCATCCCCATAGGAAGAAAATATCTAGGATTAGCTGTATCTAAATTAGTACCAGCAGAACCACCTAATATAATTTGAGAAGTACTCATATTAACTTATCTCCACATATTGACTATCTTCAAGAGTTACTTTTGTATAATCTCCTGCTGAAAAAGCAGTTGCTAAATCTGTATCGTTTGCGGGTAAAGCTGCAATGTTTTCTCTTGAATAAATCTGAGAAGCTAATGATGAGCTGCTTGAACTAGAACTTGATGAACTGCTAGAAGAAGAACTTGATGAACTGCTAGAAGAAGAACTTGAGGAACTTCCACTAACATACTCATCAGCACCAATATCCCAAGTTCCTGCGCCAGTTGGTCGAGTATCGCCGTCTATATCATCAGTAAAGGTTACGGAAAGGTCTGTACCTATATTAAGCAACGCAGAGCCAACGACTAGGTGAAAGTCTTCACTATCTGCGGTTACATTAGTAAATGTAGTTATATCGTAAGGTATACTATCACCAGCTGTACCTCCAGCAGAAGTGTCAGAGGATGCACAAGTTGTCATACTTGTCCCACTACCCCAATCAGCCGTTGCACCATTAGAGTAGGCATAGCAATTCTTATAGGTTACATTGTAATATATAGAATAAGCCGCATTCGTATTAGCTAAAGAAATAATAGTACAATTTAATATTTGGTGTGCTGTTGGATTATTCCAAGTTCCTCCAGTAAAACAAGCTATATTAGCTTTTCCAATAAGTACAGAATTGCGTAAAATATTTCCAGTAGTTTCTCCTACATTAGCATAAGCAACACCTCCAGAAATAAGAATACACTTATCAATTATTAAATTGTATGCTTCGTATGAAGTACCAGTTGAATGGAATGCTCTTGTATATACATCTGTTTGGGTACTTGTGTTGTTAAATTGAAGTCCAGTTATAAAAGTATATTTTGTATATAGGGAGACAATTTCAGCATTATTAACTGTAGCCACAAGGCGGTATTTCGACGTATTATATTTCCCATCATGGCGGCACCCAGCAGTAGTATAAATGTTAATATAGTCATTGACAGTGGTGGTGTAATTATGAATAGTACAAGCCGTAGTATCTGCACTACTCCAAGTACCGTCTATCTCAACAGTAAACCATCCATCTCCCGTTAAATCCTGCTCATTGGCGTTCATGCAGGCTTCAAGGGAGGTATAATCTCCGCCAGAAGGTTTTACTGTCTTTTTAAGAAATTCAGCCATTAGAGTATTTTTCTTTCTATATAAGTTGTAACCTGTACTTTACTTATCGTAAATATACCGCCCTGACTTATAATAGTAGACATCCAATTAGACGGTACTCGCCATTCACGAAAACGAAGGAGTCGTATCTGCTCGTGCCCTTGCGCATCTGTATATAGTTCATTTATTGAATTTTCGTATTGTTTAGCTTCTTCAACTGTCATGCCGGGAATCTTTACTATTACAAAATCAGGCAAACATTCTGCACTGCCCCATACCCAGCCATCAGGACGAACCACTACAATATCGCCAAGTTGCGTGCGGGCATCATATTGTTCTTTTTCTGCGGCACTCAATTTATTAATATCAGCCTGTTTCCAGGCATCTTTCCAATGAGTTTTTGCTTTAACAAGTAATTCAGCCATATCAACTTATCTCCACATAATCGCTATCTTCTAATGTTACTTTTGTATAATCACTAGCAGAAAGTATAGTTGCTAAATCTATATCATCTGTTGGTAATGTAGCGACATTTTCTCTAGAATATAATTTATCCATAGAATTCTCCTTTATGGAATGGATTACTTATTTTTTAAGATCCACTCTTTGATCGATCCGTCAATATAGTTTCTGATATCAATGCGCTTGATGGGCGATTTGGTGAAATGCGGTGCCTGGAGATCCTTCTCTAGTAGGCAGACATTGGTATGAGGCAACAGACTCAAAGCCAAATGGAAGTTCCCAGATACAGCACCGATAAAATAGTCGCAGTGGGCAAGTAATGCAATCAAAGTATCAAGCCGTGCAGGCCAATTACGCACATGGTTATCAACAAAATCAAACTTCTTTCCTGTTTCATTATAAAATGCATGTTGAAAAAGAGTTTCAACGGGGATGCAATCAGCATCAATGATCTCTTGCCATACTTTTTTTGCAATAGGTTCATCAGTATTGGCAAGCCAACTTACCGAAGTATTGCTGAAATGAACCGCGACTATTTTTTTGCTTTTAATAGGTGCATGACCGCAGGTGAGAGGAATACCTAATTCTTCTAAGCATGAAACTTCGGCTTTTGTTAGATTTACATCCTCTAACTTTTCTAAAGGCATATGGCAAGAAAAAACAAGGTCGTAATCACTTGTTTTAACCGTTTCTTGCCAATTTCCATCAAGTAGGATCGCATCTTCTATTATGAATTCTTCCTGCAATCCTCTTGCAAGTCCAAGATCTATCTGTATTTCCGGGTAGTTTGTTTTTAAATAAAGATAGGGAGCTTTAAACATTACCGCATCACCTACCCCGTGCCAAAAAGGAAGAAGAACTTTTTTATATAAACCAGTATCGAGATGTTCTACTAGCTTTTTACCACCCTTAACATCAGTGATGAGAGGCATTTTTTATCCTTTCAATGTGAGTATAGCATATATTCATAATTAAAACAAATTTCATCAATTTAGATTATTCTTCGTATGGCAATTCTGGATGCCTATAATTGACCTTTTCTATCTTAATTTTATGGTCTAACATCCTTAAAAAGTTACTATAAAGCAAATCCATAGCACCTTTCGCCATATTGTCACAGCATTCTGTGGCCTTTAAATATCCTTCGGCACAGTGATGCCTATTGTCTAATTGGCAATCACGCCATTTTTTATGGTAATATTGGCCATGATAGGAGAAAACAGGTATCCCACACTCAGTTTTAATGAGTCCCCTGTCGCTTACAGCCCTTATGTAAGGCTTTAAAAGCTGTTCATTGGTAGCTAACCATTGGATACCAGGTAAAACCACTGTTTTATCCGCACTACCGACCTCTAATAGGCATATATTCATCGCATCCATGTCAGGAGCCTTGAAATTATCCCCATTCATATCATCCTTACCATCTACGAATATCTGGTAAGAACGCTCAAGTGCATTACCCCATATCTTTGTATCTATGAATAAAGGACAGTTACAAAGGTCAACTTGGTTGTAATACCCTTTAGGGATGAGCCATTTCCCCTTATATTGGTGGTGCGGATCGTCATACACCTTATTTTGCTCTTTCCCTGCGCAAAGCACAAAACCAGTATCCGCGGCAATCTGAAAATATTGCCAAGGATCCCTTACAAACACCATATCCGCATCAAGAACGCATACTGCATCATATTCAATCCCTACTTCACGGGCATAATAATAGCGCTTACGACATACAACTTCACTAAGGCCAAAAGATTCCTGTATTTCATATTCAGTGATCTCATGGAATATAACCGTATAGTTCAATAAAGAAAATTGATCGATCACTTTTTGCGGGATTTTATACCCATAAAAATGAACATCTTGCTTGTTCCCTACGAAATCAAGACTGTTCAATTCAGCAACTACCTCTGGAAGATACTTGATATCCGCGCATACTACAAATGCATACTTTGACATTTTCTCTCCTTTAATAAGATATTGGACATCCGTAAAAATCACATTTTTTACAAAGATCTACTTTATCACGCATCCCTTTAATATGGAGTTTGATCATCCATTTCCTTTTTTCTCCATCCCACATAGTAGAAAGATGCTGGTTCATCACATTACCTAACATATTTTTCTTATGAGGATTGAATCTTACACAAGGATACACATCCCCAAACCTATCTATCAATAAATGCGATAAAAGATCTAGGCATATTCCGTGTTCAGGAATAGTTACTTTTTTTTCATATTGATAACTTCCCATAGGATGATGCAATACGCGCGTGACGACTGTACCTGGAAGATCATACCAACGCTCTGGATCAGAAACTTCCCCTAGCAACCGGTATACTATACGCGGAGGTCTATC